TCAGACCTTGACCCGCATCAGGCGCTGTTTTTCCCGATCCCAGTCGCGCTGTTTCTCGGTTTCCCGCTTGTCGTGCAGCTTCTTGCCCTTGGCCAGGCCCACTTCCACCTTCACCCGGCCTCGGGTGTAGTGCAGGTCCAGGGGAATGAGGGCGTAGCCGGCCCGTTCCACCTTGCCGATGAGCTTGTCGATCTGGTCCCGGTGCAAGAGCAACTTGCGGGTGCGGGTGGCTTCGGGGCTGACGTGGGTCGAAGCGGTGTACAGGGGCGTCAGGTGCATGCCCAGCAGCCAGATTTCACCGTTCTTGATGACGACGTAGGACTCCTTGAGATTCACCCGTCCGGCACGAATGGCCTTCACTTCCCACCCTTCGAGGGCGAGACCGGCTTCGATCTTCTCCTCGACGAAGTAGTCGTGAAAGGCTTTCTTGTTGGTGGTGATGCTCATTGGGCCGGGCTTTCCGCTAAAATGCGCCATTTTACGGGGATGGCCTAAATAAAGCCATTCCGGATCATTCTTCTACAATCTTCTACAAAACCTTGCGCACGGTGTCGGGCATGGTCGTAACCCGTTCTACTTCGCGGATCTTCACGTAGCGATCCGACATCGCCTTTGAGGCATGGCCCAGAAGGGCCTGGTGATCGAGCCCAATGCGCTTGGCGTCGGTGGCCGCCTTGGCTCTAATGTCGTGGAAGTGGGCATCTTCCACCTTCGCTGACCGCACTGCCTCTAGCCAGAAGTCATTGAAAGTGGCGTAGCTGTATTGGGTGCCACGGCGGGTGCAGATCAAGCTCATGCCGCGCACCGGGCGGGGTAGTTTCTTGGCTCTGTCGATGGCATCGGCCAGGGCCGTGGTCATTTCGAAGAGCTGCTTCTTTCCGGTCTTCTGCTGTTTGACGTATAGGCCGTCCGGCCGCACATCCTGCAGCGATATTTTGAGGATGTCTGAGATCCGGGCGCTGGTGATGTAGCAGATGTCCATCGCAACCTTCACCACATCATTGGCCTTCTCGTGGATGGCCAGGAATTCTTCATCGGTGATGTAGCGCTCACGGGTTTCAGTTTTAGCGGGGCGAATCTCTCGGGCCGGGTTGGTCTCACAGATGCCGCGCCGAATCGCCTGATCGAAAACGTTGGCCATGATGGCCTTGCCGATGTTGGCCTGGTTCGGTGAATGGTGGTTGTCGATCCATTGGGCCACGTGCGATGGGCGAATGGCGTTGATCGGGACTGACTCAAACACCACCCTCAGCTTTTTGGCGGCGCTTTCGTACGTGCGCCGGCTGGAAGGCGCAAGATCCTGGAATTTCTTGCTGACCAGGTACTGATCCAGAAGGTTAACGAACAGCTGGTCGTCACCGTCCATTCCATTTTCGATTTGTGCCCACAGCACCCGGGCCTTGGCGAGATCGGTATCCAGCGGAATCCACCGTCTGGGCAGGGTCGTCGTCACGTAATAGTACCGCCCGCCCTTGAGGTGCATGCGGGGCGGGAGATCGTGATTTGAGGTTCTGCGGCGTCCCATGGCCGGCATGTTAGGCCGCCTTCCGGATGGCTGCAAGATTCAGCGTGACAGCCCTCGGCGCTGCAAGTTGCGACCCGAGGCGGGTTTCGGCGTAAGCCCGCCCGATGACTGGACGGCCGTTTGCAGATTCAGAGAACACCCAGCCGTGGTCAGTCAGCCATCTCCGCTGGTCAGCCTTGCGCTTGTATCCGGTCAGGAATTCAACTTCCTGCTGGGTGAGAAATGTGGAAGGCATGGGTCCTCCTTTCAGTTCCAGCCCACAGCGGCCTGGGCCGCTTCATCGCGCAACAAGGGGCAGTAGCCCATGGCGCAGACACTGCCGGCGTGGTTGTTGCCCTTGCAGCGGCACTGGGTGGTGTCCCAGTCGTCGGGGCGGCCGGTGAAGTGCTGGCAGGTGTTGCGCATGCGCATGAAGGCGAGCACTACCGGCGCGGCCGGGGAGGGGGGATTGGTGGCTAGCATTAGGAGGCTCTCCTGATGCTGGCGATCATTTCGTCAGGAAGAGGGGGGAGAGGTATCCAGTGCGTCGGGTGCGTCTCATGGCCTCCTTCACCGTACCACATCCCCTTTCCACCATTCATCAGCGGTTCCCACCAGACAATGCTGATCGCAGACTCGAGATCGCAAATGTCGGGATCCGGGCAAAATCCGATGATGTAGATACCGTGAACATCTCTGCCCGTTGCGGTGCTTTTTGGTGCGGTTGCTATGGGCTGCCATTGCGGATAATCCATACCTGCTCCGATAGCCTGGCGAAGCTCGTTTATGGATTCGCTTGCTCGCTTGATGCGATCTGCTTCCTTCTCCGGCGTAACCTCAAATTCATACAGGCGCTGGGCCGCTCCGATAACAGTGCTCCATTTAACGCCGATGCCAAATCTGCCGCGGCCAACCATGGCTGGCTTATCAAGACGGGGCTCGACCTCTGCAGCAGTTGGAGCCAAGGCCTCCACAATTTCCGCATGATGGCGGGCCATGTCGCCGGCTGTACGCCCGTTCCAATCGGATCGGGCCTGGGCATCGCACCAGTCACCATGGGAGCGCAAAATTTCCGCCTCATGAGGATGGGGGTTGATAGCAGCCAGGAGGCCTCGCCTGGCTTGCTTGGCGACGGCCTCTGGAACATAGCAGCGGCGGGCTCCGTCAGGGCAGCAGTCGCGATGTCCTGCCTCCGGGTCGCCGATGTGGCCGCACTCCGGGCAATAGCGGACGGCTCCAGCTGGAGACAGTGCGGACAGCGCGTTGAATGCAGCCCTGGCCGCTTGTTCGCTGCTCTGGAAGGTGAGCCGCCAGGCTTCGTAGGTCATGTTGCTCATTTCCCCTCCTCGAACATATCCACGGTCTTGGTGCAGCGATGGTGGTCTTCGCAGGCCGCGGCGCGTTGCTTTACTTTCGGTTTTTCGTTCGTCTCGATATCGCTTTTCTCGTTGGCCAGGCTTGCCTGGCCTCTCGATTCGGGGGTTTCGTCGTCGGCCGGCGCAGCCTGGAGTTGGTCGAGGGTGTTTCCTTCGTTGCGTAGCCAGGATTCCACCCACTTGGGCTTCCGGCCGCGGCCGTTCCAGGTCAGCGTGGGCTCTTCGGGGTGCATGTACATCACCGCGCCAGCGCAGCTTTTAGGGGGGGAGGGGAGTTTTTCGAGATCGGCGGCCGGCAGGTTGTAGGTGGCCACGTAGGGATGGGTCGTCTTGATCGTGGCCTGGTCGCCACTCACGCTCTCGACCTGGCCGGCATGCCCGCAGCACTTGCGCAGGATTCCGTTCGGGCCCTTGGCATCGTCCTTGACCTTGACCCAGTCGCCGGCGGCGAGGGTGGGCTCCGGAGCTTCGGCGGCCACCAGCTCCACGTCGCCGTGGTCGAGATAGACAATTCCTTCATACCGATCCATTCGCACCATCAGGCCGTACTTCTGGATTTCGGCCACGACGCCTTCCTCACCCATCAGGGATCGCCCATCGCGCTTCGCGTCCGCCCTCACCCGTACCCGCTCCCCCACCAGCGCGCGCGATACTTCCGCCGCCGGCGCAGCCTTGGTAGGGGTAGGAGTGCTTTCGGCAGGGGTCGCGGGGGTGGGCGACTTGGCTTTTTTGCTCGGCTTGGCGGGCTTTTCTTCCTTGAAGAAGGCCTCGCGCTCGGCTTCCACGTCGATACCGTGCAGGGTGGCCAGGCTGTTGAGGCGGGCCGGGGTGCTCTTGATGCTGTAGGTGTGGCACTTGAGCTGGCCGGCGACGGCGAGGTCCAGGATCATCTTGCCCAGGTCGGGTACGTTGAGGCGGTGGATGGTGCTTTCCACCTGGCGCACTCGCTCGTGGATCTCGATCTTCGGGCCGGTGGGGTCTTCGGGGAGCCAGAGCTTGGCAATGGGGATCAGGTCGTCGTGACCGGTACGGTCCCACATGGTCTGGGCGATGGCCACCAGTTCATCCTTGAAGAAGGCGTATTCCCCGCAGTCGTCATCGGGTTGGGTGCTGGTGAGGCGGTCGCGCAACCGTTCGTGGAGGTGCTGCCTGAAGGTAGTCTCCTGGCGGGCCTTCTTTTCGTCTTCCTTGTTGCGGTCGAACTCGGGACGGCCGGAGGGCTTGAGGCCTACGGCCTTGAAGGCTTCGGCCATGGTGGTGGTGTCGACGGCTTCCTTGATTCCTTTTCCGTCCGTCTCGACCACGGCAGTGGCCTGTGCCTCGGGGTTGGCCTTGGCCAGGATCTCGCGGTTGGTGTAGTAGGTATTCGTCTCGGGGTTGATACCGGCGCTGTGGTTGGTTTCATCCAGCAGCACCAGGCCTTTGTAGTTGCCGTGGGAGTTTCGGAGCTGGGCCGCTTCTTCGGCTTCGATGACCTTGCGGCCGGCTTCTTCGTGCTGCCGTTTGAGAATTTCCAGGTGGGCGGCTTTCTTCGCTTCGAAGCAATCCGGGTCAGTGCAGACGTCTACATTGTCGATATCGGGGAAGAGGAATCGGGCGTTTCCTGATCTCTTGGGGCAGATGTGGCAGCTGCCGGCGGTAGGAATCAAGGTATGGTCGTCCCGGGGGAAAGTGGCATCGGACAGGAGAAGGGTGTAGCGCTCCCGGCAATGCTTCTGGGCCTCGCGCACCGACATCTGGCGCTGGTTGTAGGGCCAGCGGGGGCTCTTGCCCAGGATCTCCTCCATGGCCTGCTGCTGCAGCTTGGCGCCGGGGATGCGGGCGATCAGCAGGGCGGTTGATGGGTCCAGGGTGCCATTGCGGAATTCATCACGGACCTCGGGGCACAGGGTCAGCAGCTTGAGGCGGCCGTAGATGTAGCCGCGGCTCTTCCCCTTGCCCAGGGCTTCGGCCAGGCCATCCACGGTATAGCCCAGGTTGTCGAGCATGTGGCGGTAGCCTTCGGCCTCTTCCAGCGGGTGGATGTCTTCCCGCTGCAGGTTCTCGATCATCTGGATCGCGGCCACTTCCTGGTCGGTGAGCTGGCGAACGATGCAGGGGACTTCTTCCAGCTCGGCGATGTCAGCGGCCCGGTAGCGGCGTTCGCCGGCGACGATTTCGTAGCTGGGGAGGAAGTCGCCGGCGGGGACGGCTTGCTCTTCCGGCCAGGGGCGCACTACCAGGGGCTCGATGATGCCGATCTGGCGAATGGAGTCGGCCAGGCTGTTGAGGCTTTCCTGGGGGAAGGACTTGCGCGGGTTGGTGGGGGAACGGCCCAGGCAGCCCAGGGAGATATGGATGAATTCGGGGGTCATGGAGGCCTCCAATGTCAGGCGGCAAGCGGTTCGGGCTTGTCGGCGGTTAGGACAAGGGTGCGGTCGTCCATGTCGATCTGGATCTGGCATCGGGTGCCGGGCCCCAGGCGAAGCTGTACGCCGCTGATGTGGGTCGGGTGTTGCTTGGCCAGGATCTCGATCTCGGCCAGGGCGGCGCCGAGGCTGGTTCGTGAGCTGGCTTGCTTGGCCGTCACGTTGCCCGCCGGGGGGGAGGGCGCCAACCCTCTTGTCCCCGGCGCTTTCGCAACGGCACGTCCCTCGGCAAGGACTGGCACGGAGGTGAGGACCGATGACGTGCTGCCGGTGTTTTTTGCCACCGCCGGCTGGGCCTGTTCGTCTAAGCCTTGGGCGAACGAAGGGGGGTTGATCCGGGCCTGGTAGGCTTCATTCCAGGCGGGCCAGGAAGCGGCCGTCACAGCCTCGCTGAGGCGGTATTCGTGGGAGTCAAGTTGCCCCGGTCGCTGGATGGTGCAGACGATGAGGAACTGGCTATCCACCGCGTCTTTCAGCAGGGCGGGCACGGCCGTGGGATGGCCGCCGAAGAAGTAGGCGGCCAAGTCTTCATCCCGTGCCCGCCCTGGTTTTCGATATGGCGCAGGGCCTTCTGCAGCTTGTCTGTGACGGCGGTTTTCATGGCGGTCAGAAGGGGATGTCGTCGTCGGGGTCGTCCAGGTCCGGCCGCTTGATTTTCGGCGGTTCGGAGGCTTCCCGGGCGGTGCCAGGGTTGGGATTGGCGGATTGGCCGCCCTTGCCGAGCATCTGCATTTCGGTGGCTTCGATCTCGGTGGTGTAGCGCTCCTGGCCGTCTTTGTCCTGCCACTTGCGGGTGCGGATGCGGCCTTCGATGTAGAGGCCGGAACCCTTCTTGACGTACTGGCCCACGATCTCTGCCAACTTGCGGTAGAAGACGACGCGGTGCCACTCGGTGGCCTCGCGCTTCTCGCCGCTGTTGCGGTCTTTCCAGGTCTCGGTGGTGGCCAGGCGCACGGTGGTGACGGCGTCACCGTTGGGCATGTAGCGGGTTTCCGGGTCGGCACCGATGTTGCCGAGCAGGATCACCTTGTTGACGGCGGGCATCAGGCACCGCCTTTCAAAAGTTGAAGGGCCTGGTCGATGTGGAACACGGTTGCGCCTTCAATTTCGGCCGGCGGCTCTTCGATGGTCAGCACCAGGTCGCCATCCTTCGGCTTGATGTCGGCAGCGCACCATTCATCAACGAGGCGCTTGCAGTTGAAGTGCCGCATGAACTGCTCGGCGTATCGTGTTTTGCCGGACCACTTGGGGCCGTAGATGATGACGATGGCCATCAGACTTTCTCCTCATGGTTGATTGCCCAGCCCCAGATCTCGGTGGTCTCGCTGCTGCGGCGGTTGCGGAAGGCGGTGAGGCGGACCCAGCCGGCGGCGCCCAGGACTTTCTTCTGGGCGGTGTTGCCGCCGGCGACGGTGCAGATGGCGTAGTCGTAGTTGCCCTGGCGCAGCACGTTGGCCTGGTGTTGCTTGAGGGCGTGGCCCTGGCCCTTGCCGCGGTGGTCTTCGGCGACGAAGAAGCCGTGGCAGATGGCTACCTGGGTCTGGCTGGGCATGCTGTCGATCTGGAAGGAGCCGACAGGGGTGTTGTGGCGGCCGGTCATTGGCGGACCCCCAGGGCTTGGAGGGATGCCTGCTGGTCGAGCTGAGCCAGGCGGGCCTGGAGCTTCTGTCCGGTCTGGGCGTAGGCGTTGCAGGCCTGGCGGTGCCGTTCTTCTTCTGCGGCCTGGTCCAGGGTGTTGAGGGCGAGGCGGAACTCGAGGAGCTGGCGGTTGAGTGCCTGCAGGAGTTGTCTTAGGCGACGCATTGGGGGTTCTCCTGGTAGGTGGTGGTGACGGGCAGGTAGTCGCCGGCGGCGCGGGGGAGCAGGGCGTGCTGGCGTCCGTTGTAGTAGAGGTGCAGCCCGGCCTGCTCGGCCTGGAAGGCGATGCTCTGCAGATCGAAGTCTTCGGGCAGGTGGTCGGCGGGGAAGAAGACGGCGGCGATCACGGCTGGGCCTCCTTCGCGGTGCGCTCTTTGATCAGGTCAGTTAGCTTCTGGCTTGGATCAAGAATTTCGATGTAGAAGGCGTTGCATCCGAGATTAGCGGGCAGGTGGCCCAAGGCGGTCCAGGTGCGGCTCTCAAAACCACGGTTCTTCTTCGGTTCGTACAGCAGCTGCTGGTTGCAATAGGTGTCTAGCATCTGCATAGCATGCAGGGTTGCTCCAGGTGCTTCATCCGGCTGTATGACATGGTGCAGGGCAACTGTTGATCCATTAAAGTCGGGAACAATCTGTAGTTCCACGCTGGTGGCCACGGCGATCTGCTCCACCAGGTTGCCGATGGCCACCAGGTAGTCGCGCAGCACGATGATCCATTCCTGCCGCTCCTGGGCTTCCTTGGCGATGAGGCGGGAGAAGTGAAGGTGCACCGGGATGCGGCGCTTGTCGGGGTCGTATTTCATGGCGGCCTCAGTGGAAGAGGGGGGCCCGGTACAGGGTCGGGTTTGCCTCGAGCAGTTCGGCGTGGGCGTTCATCCAGCCCTCGCGCCACTTCTCGCTGGCAACAGTGCCCATGGGGTAGGGGTTTTCGGTGATGAAGCGGAAGGGGACGCCCCGGGCAAGGCAGGCCTCGCGGCCTTCCTGCACGATGCCGGCGTGGGGGTCGGCTTGGGTGGCCTGGGCGGCCGGCGTGTGAATGGCGGGAGTCATGGCAGTGTCCTCGGCCAGATGAATGGGTGAATTACTCAATGACCAATCTGCGGACGGCACGGGAGCGGAGCTCGTCGTCCTTGTGGGTGCTGTACTTATGGCCGAAGCTGAAGTCCTGATACCAGGCGAAACCGGAGTCGGACTTGTATTCCTCGCCGGACCAGTACAAGGCGGCTTCGAACTGGTCTTTCAGGTTGGCGAAGAGCAGGGACTGCTCCTGGCGGGTGGGGAGTTCGCCGCCGATGCTCTCGGCCCAGGCGGTGGCGTCGTTGAAGTTGAGGCGGCTGGTCGGGACTTCGGGCAGCAGGATCAGCCAGTGGCTGGGCTTGCCGTCTTGCATGACCAGGCCGGCGTTGAGTTGGCCGGCGGGCAGTTCGGGGAGGGTGATTTGCATGATTCGCTCCGGATAGAATGACAAGTTCATTTACTTGAGGAGGTTCTGATGAAGATCGAAAACCCGCTGGATAAACACCTGGCGATTAACAGACAGATGCCGGATGACTTGAGGGATGCGGTTACAACGCTTGCGGATCGTCTCGATCTGGCCTGGATGGCTGCTCAATCGGTGTTCGAAGACAAGGCCACGCCAGAGTTGGCGCTAGCGGTGTATGACCGGTTGCTGTCGGAGTTGCAGGTGCAGCGGTCCTTGTCCTGAGCCCCGCAGGTGCAGGTGGTGGCGGTTGCGGTATAGGGCGCGCGGGTCGTTTGCGCTTGCTCCGCTACTTCCGCCACCTCGGCCACGAAGGCTTCGGCATTGATGTGGGCGCCCTGGTGGCTCCAGAGGTTGGGGGCAGTTTGGCTGAGCCAGCGGCGGATGATTTCGCGGCCGATGTATTCCGCCACGCGGCAGGCGTCGCGGTTGCCGTAGGGGGCGGGGTTGGCCTGGGCGATGTGCCAGAGGTCGGCAAGGTGCTGATCGGTGAAGCTGGTGAGACCGTCGGTGTCGATCTCGAAGGTGATGGTGGTCTTCATGATTTGCTCCGTGATTGGTGGTGACGGAGCGAATAATCGCAATTGCGCTCAAGCATGTCAAGCGCAATTGCGATTGTTTTTGTTGGAGGCAAAAAAATGCCCGCGTGATGCGGGCTTAAGGGGAGGGGTGGTGTGTCAGTCGGTAACGACGGCTGTGCCGGTGGCGGCTACCAGAAGAATGAAGCCGCCCTTGTCGCCCAGCTCGCTGTAGGTGAAGTTGAGGCCGACGACGGCATTGGCGCCGAGATCGTAGGCGGCGGCCCGGATGTCGTGGCAGACGCCTTCCCTGGCGTTGGCCAGACGGGCCTCGAGGCCGGCGGCGCGGCCGCCCACAATGTCTCGGATGCCGCCGGCGATGTCGGCCAGGATGTTGGTGCCGTCGATGACCTGGGCGGAAACCAGGCCGATGGAGCGCCCCACGGTTTTTCCTGGAACGGTCGGCGTGGTGAGCAGGGGCATGGTGCGAAGGTCTCGCTCCCGGGCGAAGGCCTGTTCATCCAGCTCAGTCTCGCCAAGGATGGCGCCGAGGGATGATTCGGTTACCGTGACGGTGATGGTCTGGTAGTCGCGCAGGATGGTGAGAACGGTGTTGCCCAGCTTGAGGTTGTTGGTGAGAAAGTTGGGGTCGGCAGAGCGATGGCCGTTGATCTCATAGATCAGATCGTGGGGCTGCAGCGCCAGCTTCTGAGCGGCGCCACCTTCCTTGATTACGCCGATGCTGAGGAATTTCATGGTTCCCCCTGAGTTCGAATGGTCCTGCCAGCCCCTGGGGCAAACCCTAGTGGCGGTCAGTCGTCAGATTGTGAGGAGTAAAATGCACTGCCGATCAACGAGCTGGGGGCAGTAAGAAGACCCCCCCGTCGGCAGCATGCTGGGTGAGCCGCCCGCATGACTGGGCCCGCTTAGGCGGGCTTTTTTTCGTCTGCGGTAATGATAAAGACATTTTATCTATGGCTGAATATCGCGAATGTCATAGTTCGCCGCTGGCCAGGAGGATGGCGGCGTAGAGGAGGGCGCCGGCTGCTTCGTGCTTGTTGCGGGCGAAGCGGCCTTCCACGGAGACGACGGGGTGCTCCCGCCCTTCGGCGGTGGCAATGGCAATGCCGCCGGTGAAGCGCATGGCTTCGGCGTAGTGGGCGAACTCGTTGAACATGTTCGCGGTGCGTCGGTTGAGGCCGCCCTTGATCCACAGGGGGCCTTGCGGTGATTTTCTCGGCATGGGCGTGTCTATAACCTTTGTTATAGCCGCCATGATACGCGCCGTCGCCGGCGGGGATACTGGGGAGATTACGAGGTGCCGGTGCGCCTCTTGCGGCGCTTGGCTTCGAAACTGTCGCCGGCCTGGATGGCCTTGGCGATGTAGCCGTCGGCCGGCGGGGCTTCCTGCACGGAGTCGCTATCGGCGCCGGCGATGATGAGGTTGATGGCCTTGATGACGGGATCGCTGGCCGGGCGATGCTGGATGGCTTCAATGATCTGCTGGATGTGGGCGGGAAGGGCTGCGTAGCCGGGCGCAGCTTCTTCGCGCACGGCATGGGCCGGCAGGGTGTCGGCTTCTTTTGCTCCCTTGCCGCTATCGAGCCATACGGCGTTGACGCCGAAGAAGGCGGCGGCTTGGGGAATGATGGTTGATCCCTTGTTTCGCCCGTTTTCGATGCTGGCGATGGTCGATTGCCCGCACTGCAGCACCTTGGCGAGGGCTGCCTGGGAGAGCTTCTTTCCCTCCCTGCATTGGCGGAATCGGTCTTTAAGTTGGTTCATATCGCAATTGTGATTGATTCGGCAATCGCAATGGCGCTTGCGTGTTAAGCGCAATTGCGATTAGACTTCGCGCCATGGATTGGAAAAACGTTATTCAGCAGATATTGGACAAGGGGCTTTCCCAGGCTCGCATCGCTGAGCTGTGCCGCAGTGGGCAAAGCCATATCTCCAGTCTCTACAACGGCAAGCGCCTCCGCCCTAATTGGGACTTGGGGCATGCACTCATCGGCCTGTGCGACCGGGTGGCCTCGGCTTCTGACGAGGAGCTGCGGGCTCTCATTTCGGGTCCGTTGCCCACGTCCACCGCACAGGAAGCCGCACCAATTGCTTTGGGCATCCAGGCAATGCGGCCTGCCCAGGGCGCTTCGCCGGCGCTTGCGGAGCGGGGTGAATGATGGCCGCCCTGCGTTTTGCTTTCATCATCTAGGAGGACTCCCAATATGGCTTTCGTTACCGAATCGCTTCCGAAGTGGGATGGTGTTCCCCGGCTCAGTGCTTGGCTGAATCTGCCCGACGTGAAGGTGCCTGAAATGTACGAACAGGCCACCTCGCGTCTTCTTGATTCGATTAATCAGCAGGTGGAGCGGATGAAATCCGCACCACCAATAAACAATGAAGTGTTCAGCTATTCCTTGTCATCTCTAAGACAGATAAAAGCCGACTCGCGTAATCCTGAAAAGACGGCTTGCTGCCGTCTTCTAAGCCTTCCCATTTGTCCTCGGCAAGTTTTTGGATTAGTCCTTGCACAGGCTCTATGGATTCTGGCTTTGTTGATCCAATGAACATCAGGATCGCTTCTATGCCGCATTCCAGTGCAGACCTGCGCCCCATTTCTGCTAACAAAATCTGTCCGAGCTGTTCCGAAATGTCTTCGTTCATGGGTAATTCCTTTCTGGGTAAGGTGATGCGAGTGGAATCCGCATCTTACCCGATTGGAATTTCCCGCCATTTTTCTGTCTCCCCTTGGTCGATCCCTCGACCGCTTGTCGCCCGGTCCCCCTGTGGGATCGGGCGTCCTTTTTTCTAGGGTAGGCAGTCTGTCTTTGGTCCACAACACGAAAAGATAAGGGGAAAGTCACATGACATATCGAATCGAAGAAGGTCACCCGCTGGATGTTCTGTTCCGTGCCTGCGGCAAGTACCCGGGCGGGGTTGAGGCTCTGGCCGTGCGGCTGAAGCTGAACGAGAAGACGCTGTACAAGAAGCTGCGGCACCAGATTGATACCAACCACATGAACTACGACGGCGAGCTTTCGGAGCTGCTGTTCTGCCTGCAGGAGGCGAAGGTGGATGGCTGGGCGGATACGATCCGCGCCTTCTGCTGGCGCCATGACCATATCGCCATCCCCATGCCGGACTTGTCCGAGGCTTCGGACGATGATCTGTCGGCCCTGGTGCTGACGGTGGTGAAGGAGTACGGCGATGTGGCCAGCGCCCTGTCCCAGGCAACCAGCGGCGAAAGCGAGGCGCAACGCCTGATCACCTCCCGCGAGTTCGCGGACTTCGATGTGCAGGTGAATGAGGCCATGGCCGCCCTGGCAGCCCTGCGCGAACGGGCCCGGGCCAGCCATGAGGCGGCGAAGGCTCAGGGGTTGGTGCGGTAAGACGCGGCCATGACTGAACCCATCAATGGGGACAAGGTGCCCCTGCCTTGGGCTGACCTGCGGGCCTATCGGGCCGCTTACCAACGCGAGAATCCTATCCCGCCACTCGAGGCGGTGGTGCCTGCCCTGGCTGATCGTTGCCAGTGGTTGATCTGGCGTTATGAGCCCGGGGAAACGCCGGAGAAGAAGCCGCGCAAGATGCCGTACTACGCGAACGGCAAGCGGCGCTATGGCGACCAGGGAAGTGAGGCTGACCGTGCCGCACTGGCTGACTTCGCCACCGCGGCGGCATCGGCTGGAAAGCGGGGATTCGATGGCGTGGGTTTCGCCTTTCTCCCCGGCGACGGCCTGATTGGCATTGACCTGGACGGGATGATCGATCCCGAGTCTGGCGAGATCGGCGAGCTGTGCCGGGAGATCGTGGCGGCCTGCGCCAGCTATACGGAGCTTTCTCCCAGCGGCAAGGGGGTGCACATCATCTGCGCCGGCCAGACGGAGTCGTTCAAGAGCAACAAGATCGGGGTGGAGGTTTTCTCCGGCGCCCAGTTCTTCACCTTCACGGCCCGGGCCTGGGCGGGTTCTGCCCTGGCGTTGTCGCCCCTGGCCCCGGAGGTGTTGGCCCGCCTGCGCCAGCTGGTGGACGACGCTAAAGGTCATGGAAAGATGCGCCCCCCTGCTGCCCCGCGTGAGCCCGGTCAGGGTGGCGGGGTCTTTGGCGGCCGGGTGCGGAGCCGGGCTGAGTCGGTGGCTTTGGCTGAGGAGGCGATCGGTTTCATCAGCCCGGACGATTACCAGGACTGGATCAAGGTCGGCATGGCCTGCAAGGAACTGGGGCGGTCTGGCTATCTGATCTGGGACGAATGGTCTTCCCGGAGCGCTAAATATGCGGGGCCGGCGGACACGGAGAAGCGGTGGGATTCGTTCAACCCTACCCAGGTGACTCTGGGGGCGCTGTTCGGCATGGCGAAGGATGGTGGCTGGGTTGCTCCCTGGGACAAGGCTTCACGTAAGCCTGTGCCTCAGCGGGGCGGGCCTCCGCCTTCTGACGATGTTCCCCCGCTCGGGGATGCGGCTCCTCCTTCGCCTCCTTCCCCCTCTGCTGACCTTTCATCGGACCCCGCGCCAGCTGCAGATGAGATTTCTACCACTTCCGGAGCTGCCGCGGGGGGTGAGGAACGGGCGGCGCCGGAGACGGAGTGGGAGATAGGCTTGATCCACAAGAAAGGTGAGGTGTCGTCGTGTTTGGCGAACGCTGATCTTCTTCTGAAGAACTTGCCGGAGTGGAGGGGCGTCATCGCTTATGACGAATTCGCTGAGCGGGAGGTGTTCCGCAAGCCGCTGCCTTTCATGCCGAACGGTCCGAAGGCTGGGGTATGGGAGGATCATCTGGATGTTTCCACGGCCATCTGGCTGCAGCGGGCCTTCCGCACGGAGTTTTCGGACGCGATAGTGGGCAAGGCGGTGGGGGCAGTGGCTCGGGCGAACAAGTTTCACCCGGTACGGGAGGCGTTGAATGCCTTGCCGCCGTGGGATGGGAAGCCCCGCAATGCGACATGGCTTTCCGACTTCCTCGGCGCGGAGCAGACGCCATACCTGGCCCTGGTTGGGGTGTATTTCATCCGCGGCATGATCAGTCGGGTGATGGCGGCTGGGAGCAAGTTCGATTACTGCATGGTGCTTGAAGGGGCGCAGGGGAAGGGGAAGTCGACGGTATCGCGCATCCTCGGTTGGCATTGGTACTGCGACACCGACTTGGACCTTTCCAACAAGGATTCGCTGCTGGCCCTGCCTGGGCACTGGGTCTATGAGATTGCGGAGCTTGGCTCTCTCCTGAAGGCGGAGCAGCAGAAACAGAAGTCCTTCCTCAGTCGCCAGTTCGATAAGTTCCGCCCGCCCTATGGGAAGCGGTTGGTTGAGGTGCCGCGCCAGAACGTCTTTATCGGTACCACCAACGAGGATGAGTACCTGAAGGACCCAACCGGGGCGCGGCGTTTCTGGCCGGTTCGGTGCGGGGATAACTTTGACCTGGAAGGCCTCCGTGCCGCCTTGGAGCAGATGTTCGCCGAGGCCCTGCAGGAATACCGGGAAGGTAAGAAGTGTTACCCGACGCCGGAGGAAGAGGAGGAGTTCTTCAAGCCGGAGCAGATGAAGCGCGGTATGCCGGAGCCGTTTGATGATGGCCTGGCGCCTTGGGTTGCTAAGCAATACGCGCCTTTCTCCATGACGGAGGCGGCCATTGATTGCCTGGGCCTTGGATACGACAAGCTGACGCCGGCAGTGACGACTCGGATCGGGTTTGCGCTGAAAAAGCTTGGGTGCGTGAGGGCACCGGAGGACAGGCTGGCAGCGGATCAGAGCCGGCGGCGGCTGTATCTGCCTCCGAGTCTGGCAAAGACTGCTGCAGGTGTTGCGCCGCTTGCTCGGAAGCAGGAGGAGGGTACGTATGCGCAGTTCTGATGCTACGGGCGCTCGGGTTAGCGGTATTCCCAACGTTGATTCAGAGGTTGGGAACGTTCAACACGTGCTTTTGTGCCGTTTTCCCAACGTTCCCAACGTTCCCAACGTTTTTCCTCGCACACATGCGCCCCCGCGTACACACGTGTGCACGCCTGTGTGCGCAAGATCAGCAGAAAAGGTTGGGAAGGTTGGGAAGGTTGGGAAGAGGTTGGATTTTCAAGCGGTTACGGTTCCCAACGTTGCTTTTAGGTTGGGAAGAGGTTGGGAACGAAAGTGGAAAGGAGCTGGACCATGGAAGCGCTGACCCTGAAGCAAATCGAGAAGCTGCGCAAAGACTTCGATCTGGTGGCCGATGATCGGGTGAAACGTGGCGACTGGACGAAGGAAGAGGTGGCGGAGTTCGGGGAAGCCATCAAGGAAGCGGTGGATCAGGGGGATGTGGTTGCCCTGTGCGGATGGGCCATGTGGTTCTCTGACCTGGCCCACTCCCTGACCACCTTCGCCTTGATCGTGCGCAATGCCGAGATCCGCATCCGGGCCGCGGCCCTGGAGGCGAAGGAACAGAAGAAGGCTGCTTGAGGGGATGGCGATGAACGATGATCTTCACTTCACCCAGTCGGCCGTGACGGCGACGGCTTCGGGTAACCTGACCTGGGGCAGTTGGACCCTGGATGCTTCCACCGCGTTGGGCATGTCTGGGCGCAAGAATCCGCTCGGGTTCGCCCTGGTGCGATATGTGGCCGATGAGGGCGTGGCCACCATGCTGGCCGTGGTCCTGATCCTCTCGACCCAGATGATTCGTCGGGGCGGGGTCGAGCCGGCCCGGGCCAATGAGGTGGCGCAGCGGGCCTTTGACTTCTGGAACAACCGTCTCTGCCCAGCGTGCGGCGGTCATGGCCGGGAGGCGACGGGGTGCGTTTGCCGCCGCTGCATCGGCGAGGGAGTGCGGCCGCTGTCCGATGCGCCGGAGGAAATCCGCGACGCCATCAATGTGCTGGTGCGGGCGGAAGAGTGGATGGACGCCCAACTCCGCAAGCGTCTCCGCTGATTTTTCGGCTGGGGGGTTGACAGGGGTGTTAGTCTGAAATTGTAGAGCCTCGGAAACCCCGGGGCTTTTCTTTTGCCCAGTGATTCCTGCAACGCCCTCACCTCGAAAGGAGGTGATCCACATGCCGGTCAGCGCCCCGAAACCTTGCAAGCATCACGGCTGTGGCGCGCTGGTCAGCGATGGCTCCGGATACTGCGCCCGCCACCAGGAAGACCGGAAGGTCGGGAAGTTCGCAGATGCCAGGAGAGGTTCCCGCCACCAGCGAGGCTACGGCTACAGCTGGGAGAAGACACGGGAGCGAATCCTCAAGCGTGACAACGGACTCTGCCAACCCTGCCTGAAGCAAGGCCGGGTCACGGCAGCAGATCAGGTGGACCACATCACCCCGAAGGCCGAAGGCGGCGACGACGACGACACCAACCTGCAATCGATCTGCGACACCTGCCACAAGGCCAAGACAGCCAAGGAAGCCAGACGGGGGAGGGGGGGGTTAAAAGTCCAGCCCCCCAAACCGCCAGGACCGGCTGGTTAGTCAAACTTTTTTATGCGGGGGTTTTGGGGAGGGGGGTACCCCCTGCCATTGGTGTGCAGACGTGTACACCTTGCTGTTGATCTAGTCCGGGGCCGCGATGCCTGCTATGCTTTCCTGGACTTTTACGAGCCATCAGGCGCACCGGGGCGCAGCGCACAAACCGGAAGTGAGTTGGTGGAGAGGCGGCGGTGAGTTGCCGGACCCGGTGCAAGCCCGGGGCCAACACAGCCAAGCCCTGGCCGAGTGGCAGGCGGGGTGATGCGATTCCGTCACTTTAGGCGGCCCCCTTGCAGGACTTGGCTGTGTTGGTGAATGCGCAGGCTGATGCGCGACGGAGCGGTGACGCCAAAAGGCGATAGCGTCCATATGTAGTGTGGAGTAATAACCCGGTAGTCCCCACACAAGCCGGAGATCAGTACCGGCCACCAACTTCGTGTTGCAACAGCCAAGCGGGCCCGGCCGCGAATAGGGTCCGCGCCAATTTTTGAGCCGCCTTCGGGCGGCTTTGTCGTTTCTGGAGGTTGCCATGGGCGCGAGAGGACCGAAGCCGCTGCCGGGCAACGTGCATGTGCTGCGCGGCAACCCCAGCAAGAAGCCCGTTGCTTCGCTGCTGGATGAGTTCAATCCGGAAGTCGAGATTCCCAGCTTCCCCTCCTGGATCTGGCCGGAGGCCAAGAAGGAGTGGAAGCGGATCACCACCGAGCTGGAACGCTACGGCCTGATCAGCAAGCTGGATCGTGCTGCGCTGGTGCTGTACTGCCAGGCCTGGGCCAAGATGGTCTGGGGCGAAACCATGCTGGCCCGGGCTATGAAGCATGCCGAAGAAGCCCGGGCGAAGGCCGAAGAAGCCGGTCAGGATTACACCGGCGGCGACGGCATCATGATCAAGACCGCCAACGGCAACTTCACCTATTCCCACCATTGGGTGGTGGCCAAGCAGGCCGCCGAGCAGGTGAAGCGTTATCTCGACCTGTTCGGCCTGTCGCCCTCGGCGCGGACCAAGGTCACCGTTAGCGACAATCGGCAGCCTTCCCTATTCCAGGAGGGGACGCCAGACCAGTGGCATAGTCTATGACCCAGTTGAGCCCGACCCACTTTGCCGACATCGCCACAGCGTATGCGCGGGATGTGGTGGAAGGACGGGTAATCAGCTGCAAGTGGCACCGCCTTGCCTGCCAGCGGCACCTCAAGGATCTGGAACGGGCAGAAGCCGGCGCCTTCCCCTACGTCTGGAACCCGGAACTCACCGACCACAACGGCAAAGCCTTCCGTCCCGCCGAGCGCATTTGCAAGTTCGCCGAGCTCATGCCCCACATCAAGGGCGACTGGGCCGCCAAGCGCCAGCTCATCAAGCTCGAGCGCTGGCAGATATTCGTTCTGGCCAGCATTTTCGGCTGGATCAGCAAGATCAGCGGCAAGCGCCGCTTCCGTGTGGCGGACATCATCGTCCCGCGGAAGAACGCCAAATCCACTCTGGCAGCCGTCATCGGCCTCTACATGCTGGGAGTGGATGGCGAGTTCGGTGCCGAGGTCTATTCCGGCGCCACCTCCCAGGACCAGGCCATGGAAGTTTTCCGCCCGGCCCTGCTGATGGCCCGGGCCACGCCCCAGTTCTGCGCGAACTTCGGCGTAACGATCAACGCTTCGAACCTCTCCATTGCCGAGACCAACTCCAAGTTCGAGCCGGTGATCGGCAAGCCCGGCGACGGCGCCAGCCCCAGCTGCGCCATCGTGGATGAATACCACGAGCACAAGACGTCCGACCTGTACGACACCATGCAGACTGGCATGGGTGCACGATCCCAGCCGCTGCTCCTGGGCATCACCACCGCCGGCGCCGACATTTCCGGCCCCTGCTTCCAGCACCAGGCCGAAGGCCAGAAGATCCTTGAAGGCGCCATCGAAAACGATCAGCGCTTCATCATCATCTTCACCATCGATGAAGGTGACGACTGGACCAGCGAAGAAGCCCTGCGGAAAGCCAACCCAAACTATGGAATCTCGGTCGATGCCGAGTTCCTGCAGCTGCAGCAGCGCGATGCCGTCACCGACCCGCGCAAGCAAAACGTATTCAAGACCAAGCACCTCAACATCTGGGTAGGTGCCGCGTCTCCCTGGCTCAATCTCAACAGCCTGCAGCTCGCCGGCGACACCAACCTGGACCTCGAAAGCCAGGAGTGGGAAGGCTGCGTTGTCGGTCTCGACCTGGCCAGCAAGCAGGATATCGCCGCCGCCGTATGGCTGGCCTGGAGAACAGAGCGCATCCATAACCCCGATACCGATGAATTCGGCCCGCCGCAGCGCCACTACTACGCATTTTCCCGCAACTACTCGCCCCAGGCGGCTGTAGACAAGCCGGAGAACGCCAGCTATCAGGCCTGGGTCAATGGCGGCCACCTCATCGCCACCCCGGGCAACATGATCGCCCTGGAGCAGATCCAGGAAGACGTCATTGAACGGAGCGGCCAGGTCGGGGTGCGCGAAGTCGTCAAAGACCCGTGGGGCGGCCACCAGCTCGGCGCCAACCTGGCAGAGCAGGGCCTGACGGTGGTGGACGTTCCCCAGCAGGTCCGCTACCTGTCCGACCCCATGAAGGAAATCCAGGCACTGGTCGATTCCGGCCGGTTCCACCACGACGGCAACCCCTGCTACGTCTGGCAGATGAGCAACGTTGAAGTCTATCCAGACCGCAACGACAACATCTTCCCGCGCAAATCCAGGGCCTCGAACAAGATCGATGCCGCCGTGGCCACCATCATCGCAATGAACCGCGCCCTGGCTGCCGAGCCGGAAGAATCGGCTCCCCTCGACGACTTCATCAACAATCCCATCTGCGGGTGAGCAAGATATGAATTTCTCAGGCCTGTTCGGTTGGGTAAGTGGTTTTGCCGGAGCTATTGGTGAGCGCTTTGGGAAGCTATTCAACCGCCCCTCTCGTTCCCTGGTAGAGGGGGCGAAAGTTCTGGCGGTGGATGATGCCCTGCAGATCTCCACCGTCTGGCGCTGCGTCGAACTTCTGGCCAGCACCATTTCCAGCATGCCGCTGTTTGTCTATCGCAGTGTCGATGGCATTCGGCAACTAGCCCGGGATGACCTGCTGTACCAGCTGCTGCACGACAGCCCCAATAATCGCATGACTCCGATGGAGTTCTGGGTTGCCATGCTCTTGAACCTGCTCCTGCGGGGAAACTGCTATGCGCGGATCGAGCGCCTAACCAATGGGAATGCCTACGCCCTATGGCCAATGCCGGCAGACCAGGTGGAGCCAGAGCTTCTGAATGACGGCACGCTGGTCTATTACTACCGAATCAACAATGACCTTGCAGTTTTGTCAGCCGAAAACGTCCTCCACATCAAAGGCATGGGGAACGGAACCATCGGACTGTCACGGCTGGAGTTCATGCGCAGTTCCACCAGTGAGGCGGCCAATGCCCAGGCGGCGGCAAATCGCCTGTTTGCCAACAATGGCAAGCCGTCGGGAATCCTGATGGTAGATCAGGTCCTGAGGAAGGAGCAACGCGACGCCATCAAGGCGAACTTTATTGAAATGGCGGAAGGCGGAACCAGCCGGTTGCATGTGCTGGAAGCCGATATGAAGTACCAGCAGATCAACTTGACGCCAGAAGAGCAGCAGCTCCTGGAAACCCGGCAGTACAGCGTTGAAGAGTTGTGCCGCTGGTTCGGCGTTCCTCCCGTCCTGGTCGGGCATAGCAACGTCACGGCCTGGGGCAGCGGTATCGCCGAGATTGTGGATGGCTTCCACAAGCTTACGGTCCGCCCGGCTGTTGTCAGTATCGAGCAGGCCATCACCAAGCGGGTGCTTACCCCAGCCCAGCGGGCCAGGCTTAGCGTTGAGTTCAACTTCGATGCCCTACTGCGGGCCAGTCTCAAAGATCGCATGGAGATCTACGCCAAGGCGACCCAGAACGGTATCAAAACCAGAAACGAATGCCGGCAGCTGGAAAACGACCCCCCCCTGAAGGGTGGCGATGAACTGACGGCCCAGACCAACCTCGCGCCGTTGCACATGCTCGGCAAGCTCGCAAAACCAGGAGTCGGCAATGCTGCTCAAGAAAACGCTACAGCTCAGTGAGTGCGACATCAAGCTGGATGGTGATACCGGGAAGTTCTCCGGTTACGCCTCGGTATTCGGCGGCGTCGATAGCTACGGCGACACCATTCTCCGTGGTGCGTTCGAATCATCCCTGCGGACCTATGGCAAGCCGAAGATGTTCTACGGACATGTGTGGGATATGCCCATCGGAAAGTGGACCGTAGCCAAAGAAGACGACCATGGCCTTTATGTTGAAGGGGAACTGACGCCTGGCCTGAGCAAGGCCAATGATGTTCACGCCGCCCTGCGGCATGGAACGCTCGATGGTCTTTCCATCGGCGGCTTCATCAAAAAGGGTGATTACGACGAAACAGATCAAGGCGGGCGGATCATCCGAAAGTGGTCCAAGCTCGTTGAAACATCGCCGGTCGTCTTCCCTGCTGATTCCGCTGCTCGCATCGACCTATCCAGCGTCAAGAGTGCGGACCTGGAAGATGCGATCGGCAGTATTGAAACCATCCGCGATTTTGAGCGCTTCCTGCGGGATGCAGGCGGCCTCTCCAAAGGGCTGACCGAGGCGCTGGTCAGCCGCGCCAAGAGCATCTTTGTCCGGGGGGAGCCCGGCCAGGAGGCGCTTGAGGCGAAAGCCGCGCAGGAAATCCAGGAGCGCCTCGATCGCTTCAAGGTTCCTGCGTCGCTCATCGGCTGACGCGCCAAACCACCCCTACCAGCCCGCGCTTCAGCGGGCTTTTTCATTTGGAGAACCGTATGTCCGAACAAGTGATGAAGCAGCTCGATCAGATCGAAGCCAACCTCAAGTCCTTCTCCGAGAAGGCAACCCAAGAAATAAAGGAAACCGGCAAGGTAGCGGCCGATACCAAGGCCGCTATCGAAGGTCTGGGTAACCAGCAGCGTGAGCTGGCCGATCGCCTCCTGCAGCTGGAACAGCGCGGCACCCAGCAGAACGATACCGAGATCAAGTCCGAGAGCTGGGGCCAGCAGTTCATCAAGTCCGCCGAGTACAAGAGCCTGAACTTCGGCGGCCGCGTCGGGGTCGGTGTCGAGGTCAAGAACACGGTGGTCACCAGTGACACCACGGTAGCCCCGGATCGTAAGCCCGGTATCGTGGGTGGTGCCTTCCGTCAGTTCCGCCTGGAAGAAGTGCTGAACAGCGCGCCTACCACTTCCAGCTCCATCGAATACACCCGTGAAAACGTTTTCACCAATGCCGCCGCTGAGACGGCTGAAGGTGGTGCGCTCCCCGAGTCTTCCATCACCTTCACCCTGGACAACGTCCCGGTTCAGGCGGTGGGCCACTTCATCAAGATCAGCCGCCAGCTGGCTGCTGATAATGCCGCCCTGGCCGCCTACATCAATCTGCGCATGAAGTATGGCGTCGATCTGAAGGTGGAAAACCAGATTTTTGCGGGTAACGGCACCACGCCCAACCTCTCCGGCCTGTCCAAGGCTGGCAACTACACCGCCCACGGCTACACCGCTGCCGCCCTGACTGCGCTGGGCCTTTCGCCCACCAATCGCTTCGACATCATCGGCAAGTGCCTTGGCGATTGCTGGGCTGCCGACTACCCCGCCAATGCCATCCTGCTGAACCCGGCTGACTGGTGGACCATGCGCCTGACCAAGGACTCCCAGGGCCGCTACCTCCTGGGTGACCCCGACAAGGAAGCTCCGCCCATGCTGTTTGGTACCCCCGTGGTGCAGAGCAACGCGGTCACGGCCGATACCTTCCAGGTCGGTGCCTACAACATGGCTGCCACCAAGTACGACCGTGAGAGCGTCATCATCGAGCTGTCCGACTCCGATGGCGACAACTTCCAGAAAATGCTGGTGACTGTCCGTGCTGTCCGCCGTCTGGCCCTGGCGGTGGAACGTCCTGCCTCCATCCGCGGTGGTGATCTGACCCCGGCCTAACCCAGTCCATCAACCCATCCCCGGGCCTCGGCCCGGGGTAGGAGACAAGCATGTCTGATCTCGTCCAAGTGAAAATCAAGGGCATGGTTATTACTGCCCAGTATGGAACGCTGTCTGCCGGCACCATTCTCCGTACCACCCCGGCCTTCGCCAAGCATCTCGTCGAAGACTGCCAGGCTGCCGAGTACGTCACTTCCAAGGCAGCGCCGGCGGAAGTAAAAAAGGTGTCAGCCAAGGGCAGTGGTTCCAAAAAGAAGCCTCAGATCACAACGCCTCCTGAAGCCGTTGCTGTTCTGGAAGCCGCCATCGCCGAGCTGCAGACTCGTCTGGCCGAAGCTGCGGAAGAAGCCAAGCCCGACCTGGAAGCCGAGCTGCAGGCCAAGCAGGCCGAACTGGCCCAGCTGCAGGGCGAGTAAGGGGAGGGCGCCGTGGGATTGGTCCTCGTTGAAGGCCCGACCGAGGAGCCCATTTCCCTCGCGCAGGCCAAAATTCACCTGCGGGCGGATTACGATGATGACGACACCCTCATCAGCGCCCTGATCGTTGCAGCCCGCCAGCTCGCCGAAAACAACATGCGCCGGGCCATCATGCCCCAGACCTGGCGTCTGTCCCTGGATTCCTTCCCGGTGGCCGGCATCGTTCTGCCGCGCCCGCCGCTGATTTCGGTCACCAGTGTTTCCTATCTGGATGCCGCTGGTGATCGGCAGGTGCTGGCTGAGGGGGGCTACCGGGTGCAGACGTCTGCACTTGAGGCCATCGTCCGCCCCCTGTACGGCCAGTGCTGGCCCCAGGCCCGTCGCGATGCCGAGTCGGTCCAGGTCGAGTACCGGGCCGGCTATGCCGATGCTGCCGCCGTCCCCGCCGCCATCAAGCAATGGCTACTGCTCTGCATCGGCACCTGGTACGCCAACCGGGAAAGCGCCACCAGCAGCAAGCTGGAAACGCTTCCCCGCGGCCACTGGGATTCCCTGCTCGATGCCTACACCGTATGGGGGTACGAATGATTGCCGCCGGAGAACTCGACAAGCGCATCACCATCGAACGCCGTACCGGCACCAAGGACCCACTAGGTCAGATGATCGAATCCTGGGTCGAGGTGGCACGGCCCTGGGCCAACATTCGCTATCCCTCCGGGCTGGCCACGATCAAGGCTGGCGCGGATGTGTCGGCGGTCAAGGCCAGCATCCGCATTCGCCACCGTTCCGGCCTCGATGCAGGCATGCGGGCCCGCTACCTGACCGAAGTGTTCGATATCAAGGCCGTGCTGCCTGATCGGCGGCGCGAATACATCGATCTGGTGTGTGAGGTCGTCAAGTGACCATGAAGATCACCATGGATGTAGCTGGCTTCAAGCGCCAACTGCGCCAGAAAGTTGACGATCTTGGGAAGGCTACCCGCCCGGCGGCCCAGGCCGGTGCCCAGGTCATCTATGACCGGGCCCGGGAGCTGGTGCCGGTATCCAAGGCCGCCCATATGTTCTACGGAACACACAACATCTATGGACCCTACAGCCCGGGAAACCTACGATCCGCGATCTACCAGGTCTTCTCTAAAGACAACAGCTACCGGGACGTCTCAACCTACCACATCAGCTGGAATGCCGATAAAGCACCTTACGGTGCCATGGTTGAGTGGGGTACCAGTACCGCCCCGGCTAAATCCTTCATAGGAAGGGCTATTCAGGAGACCCGCTCAACGGTCCGCGACGTCATGAAAAAGCGCTATCTCGAGGAGTTGACCAATTCATGATGGAAGCCGACCTGGCCACCTTGCTGGCCGCCATCTGCGAGCGGGTATTCCCCGATGTGGCGCCGCCGGGAACCGAGGTTCCCTATCTCACCTGGCAAGCCTTCGGCGGTGAATCCATCCGCTACGGCGATGGAACGCCGCCGGACAAGCGCAACACCGGCATGCAGATCAACGCCTGGGCCAGTAGCCGCCTCGAGGCGCTGCAGCTGATCCACCAGGTGGAGAATGCCGTCTGTGCCGCCACTTCCTGGCAGGCAAAGCCGCTCGGTGAGGCTGTCTCCGATCACGAAGCCGATACCCAGCGCTACGGCAGCAAGCAGCGATTCAACATCTGGGCTCCCAGATAACCGAACCCCCGCCTCAAGCGGGAAACCCGGGCGCCGCCCGTTCCAGACCATACCCGCCCTGAGCGGGTTTTTTGCTTTTAGAAAGGCCCAATCATGGCAACGCTTCCCTCCGGCACCATCCTGGCGGTCGCTACCGCTTTCTCCACTTCCAAGCCTGTCAGCGGCATTTCCAACGCCGCCGAAGCCGTCATCTCCTGCACTGCCCACGGTTTTGCCAACGGCGACATCGTGCAGCTCTACTCCGCCTGGGGCCGGCTCAATCGCCGCGCCGTGCGTGTCAAATCCACCGCTGCCGACAGTTTTGTGGCGGAGGGCATCGATACCACCAATACCGAGTTCTTCCCCGCCGGCGGCGGTGTCGGCACGGTGCGCAAGGTCACCACCTTCACCCAGATCAGCAGCTACCTCAACGTCAGCCAGTCCGGCGGCGAGCCGAAGAACGTCGCGGTCAAGTTCATGGACCAGGACAACGAGATCAACCTCAACGACGGCTTCTCCGCCGTCACCGAGTCCTTCGATATCGATTCCGACCAGTTCGGCACCGCCGGCTACAACGCCCTGCGCTCCCTTTCCGAGGTCCAGACGGACACCATCCTGAAGAAGACCCTCAAGAACGGCTCCCAGATCTTCACCCCCTGCACCGTGGCGTTGAACGAGAACCCCAAGCTCACCGACGGTCAGATCATGACCAACACGGTCTCCGTCAACGGCAACGGCCGCCTGACTCGCTATTCCGCCTAGCCATCGCTCCACGCTCCAGGCCCGCAGATTGCTGCGGGCCTGCCCTGGCGAGTGGGCTTTACCCCTGAAAAATACAGAGAGACTTTCACATGGCCAACGTCGTCAAGCTGGGCCGCCGGCCCAAGGTATTCAAGGAAATCAGCGTCCACCTCACCCTGCCGGATGGCAGCGAAGGCCTGATTCCTGTGACCTTCAAGTACATGGAAAAGACCGAGTACGGCGCCTGGAAGGACAAGCTGGCCGCCGTGGCCAAGACCCTGGCCAAAGACGGCGAGTTTTCCTGGGAGGCCGTCTATGAGGCTTCCGGCAGTGCTGCCGTCGATGCCCTGCTGGAAGTGATCGAGTCCTGGGGGCTGGATGAACCCCTGGGCCGCGACGCCCTTCTGCAGCTGGAAGAAGAGTGCGGCGCCGGCGCGTTCCCGGCCCTGTTCGAAGCCTTCGGCCGCGCCTGTCTGGAGGGCCGCCTGGGAAACTGACCGAGGCAGCCCGGGTCTTTCACGCCCGGCTGCCGACGGACGAAGAACTCAGGAATACCGGGCTGACCCGGGACGATTACGCCGAAGAGTTCGAGGTCTGGCCCGAAAACTGGGAGACCTTCAGCCTCATCACCCTGATGGAAACCCAGTGGGAGGTCGGCTTCAGCAAGCCGATCGGCCTCAAGTACCCGGTGCTGTTCGATCTCATGGACCGCCGGGGCCTTCGCGGTGACGACTGGTGGCAGGTCTTCAACGATGTGCGGGCCATGGAAGCGGCAGCACTCAAAGCGATGGGAGAAAAGTGATGTCCGACGACATGAAGATCCAGGGCGTTGTCGAGATGTCCAGCGAGAAGGCCGAAGCCGCCCTGAACCGGGTCGGCGACAAGGCCGAAGGCATGGCTGCCCGCGTCCGCGAGGCCGGGCAGAAGGCCGGCAAGGCTGCCGAGGCTGTGGGCGATGGTGCCGATAACGGTGCCGAGAAGTTTTCCCGCGCCGAGGGCCGCATCGTCGCCTCGATCAAGCGGGCCACCAGCAATCTGGAGCTGCTGGGAAAGACGGCATCCCAGAAGATCGAGATCAAGATTGCCGAGAAGGGGCTGGATGCTTCGAAGTTCAATCCCCTGCTGACCAAGCTGCGCGAGCTGGAAGCAGCACAAAACCGGGTTTCCGGGACTGGTCGCAGCTTCAGTGGTGCCCTGCAAAACACCAGCTACCAGTTACAAGATTTAATCGTTCAAGTGAACGGCGGAACGGACGCGACCCGCGCCCTGGCCATGCAACTGCCGCAGATGCTGGTGGGCTTTGGTGCTGCTGGCGCCGCCGTTGGTGTGCTGGCAGCCCTGTTGCCCAACCTGATCAAGGCCTTCGCTGATTCGACCGAAGGTGCCAAGGACTTCAAGGAGGCAATGTCTGATTACGACAAGGCCATCGGTGCAGTTGGTGAGGCCACCAAGTCGTTCGACATGGAGAACCTCTACGAGCAGTTCAACAAGTCGAGCACCGTTGTCCAGGCAGCCACCATGGAGCAGCTCCGGTTCCAGCAGGAGTTCCTGAAAACCAGCCAGATGATGGCCGGTAAGAAGTTCGGCGAATCCATCTCCGATCTCGGCTCCTACAGCACTTTGGACAAGCTGGCTGGTTCCCTGGGCAGTAGTGGGGCAGACAAGCTGGCCTCCCAGCTGGGTCTGTCGGCTGACGTTGCCCGCGACCTGTTGCCCGTCATCAAGGGGCTGCAGGCCGGCACCGAAGACGTCAGCAACGCCTTCAACCGCTTCGGCACCCGTCTGCTCTCCGGCAATGCCAAGGCCCGGGAGTTGGCCTCCACCATGGGCGACCTGGCCAAGACGGACCGCGATGCCGCCGCCGCCTCCACCGCCATCTCCGGCGCCCTGGAAAAGATGGCGAACGGCCATGTAAAGACGAAGAAGGAAGCCGATGCCGCCAAGCAATCCACCAATGCCCTGCTCGATATTCTCGACCGGGTGAACGGCAAGGATGTGGGCCTCGATGCCAGCTACTGGAAGGACCTGCAGACCCTGCACAAGGCCTACGATTCCGGCAGCCTTTCCCTGGATCGCTACCGGGACGCCGTCGAGAAGCTGACCCTGCAGCAGGATTTCGCCAAGAAGCCGGAAGAAGAGAAGCGCAAGGCCCTTGAAGAGTATGGCAAGGCCGTCGAGGCCATGGTCGGATCCCTGGAGGCTGAGGCGCTGAAGCTTGAAGTGCAGCTCCAGACCTACGGCATGACCCGGGAAGAGATCGAGCGCCTGACCATCGCCCGCCTGGAAGATGCCCGGGCTACCTCTGCTGCCGCCGGCGCCAGCGAAGACGCCCTGCGCGTATATGAGCGGGAGATCGAGGCCCGCAAGCGCATTGCCTCGGCCAGTTCCGGCATTGAAGTGCAGAAAAAGTCTGCCGAGGCGGCAAAGAAGGCGGAGCAGGACTGGGAGCGAGCTTCGGACAACATGTCCCGCTCCATCAGCGACGGCCTGATGCGCGGATTTGAAAGCGGAAAGTCATTCTCGGACGTGTTCCTGGATACGTTGAAGAACGCCTTCGCCACCGCAGTGCTGCAGCCCATCATCAAGCCCATCGTCGATCCGGTGGCAAAGGGCATGAACGAGATCGGCGCCGATCTTGCCGGCTGGATGAAAAACATCTTCGGCTTTGCTGATGGCGGGGTGTTTGGTCCTGTGCATGCGTTTGCACAAGGCAGCGCCTTCCAGACCAATGCCATCCTGACCCAGCCGACCCCGTTCATGTTCGCCTCCGGCGGCGCTTTCCGCCCTGCCGTTGCCGGTGAATCCGGTCCGGAGGCAGTGATGCCACTAACCCGAGACAGCAGCGGCCGCCTGGGGGTGCAGTCCGTCGGCGGCGCTGCAGCGCCTGAGCTGACGGTCCAGGTGATCAACACCGGTACGCCTCAGCAGGTCACCCGCACCCAGTCACGTTTTGACGGCCGCGCCATGCTGGTGGAGGTCTTCACTCAAGACATGCGGGATCGCGGCCCAATGCGGCAATCCATCGAATCCCTCATGGGGCGATAAATGCAGACCTTCCCCGACTATCTCCAACGCCTGGCTGAAGGCTATGCCGAAACGCCGGAAAACGCGGTTGATCGCACCGAGATGGAGAAGGGGCCGCCGAAGCAGCGCCAGGTGCTGAGCCGGGTCATGGTGTCCCGTCCCATGAACTACCTGGCCATGGGTCAGCAAGCCTATGACGACTGGGGCGAGTGGTTCAAGTCCATCGGCCGTGGCGCGGCATGGTTCTGGTGGAAAGACCCGATGCGGGGCACGGTAAAACGAGCCCGCATTCAGGGTGGAACCCTGTCCCAGACCTTGCTCGTTTCGAGCCAGAAGGTCTGGAAGATATCTTTCACCCTGGAGACCTGGGAATGACGTCCTCCAACCTCTCTCCCCGCGCCCGCCGGGCCCTGCTCTCCACCGGGGCCGATGAGTACCCCCTGGTATGTGTCGAGATTCACCACCCCAGCCTGCTGGAGCCGGCCCGGGTGGTTTGCGATAACGACGACTTCCCCATGGGGGTGGATCGCCTATGGCTGCCGGGCCAGGCTGTGGCCGCCGGCGATGTGGCCGCCCCTTCCGAGTACACCGGGCGCTACTACGTCTGCACCCAGGCCGGCATCACCGGCGCCACAGAACCTGAATGGCCCGGCGATGGCCAGACTGTGGCCGACGGCAGCGCCGTGTGGGGCGTAGGCGGCCCACAGTACCGAGCCTGTGCCTTCCGCTACACCCTACCGGACGATCTCAAGGGCCAGCTGCCGCGGGCCGACCTGGCCCTGGACAACGTGGGCCGGGAGCTGATGGACGTGATCGAGGAGAGCGGCGGCGCCGTCGATGCCCGGGTACGCATCTTCCAGGCCATGCGGGCCACGCCCGACGTGATCGAGTGGCAGGTGTGGGTCGGCAACAAGTCCATCCGCGCCACCATGCAGGAGGTCGTCATGACCCTCGGCTACGAAAACCTCCTGGAGCTGCCTGCCTGTGGCCTCTCCTACCGGCCCGACGTGGCCCCGGGGCTGTTCTGATGGCCCACTGGTCCGAACACTACGTCGGCCAGCCCTTCGTGCTGGATGAGAAGGACTGCGCCTGGTGGGCCGAAGAAATCCTCCGCCGCCAGTTCGGCCGCACCGTGTGCCTGCCCACCGACCGGGCCGGCGGCCACCGGGGCAAAGCCCGCCAGATTCAGGAAGCCCTGTCCGACTACTGCCACCCCACAGATACCCCCGCCGAAGGCGACGCCGTGATCATGGTCAGCCGTGGGGCTCTCTACCACATCGGCCTCTATGCCGAGATCGGCGGCCGCCCCTGGGTGGTGCACGCCGCACAAAACGCTGGCCAGGTCGTCCGCACCCGCCTGCGGGATCTCGAGCGGGAGGGCCTGGTGCTGGAAGGAATCTACCGATGGAAGTGATGCAGCCCGAAACCCGCCTGATCTACTGCCCGCACCCGGTGGTTTCCCAGCAGGGCCGCCGCATCGTGCGTGCCGACTTTCTGCCCGGCGAGAGCATTGCCGAGTACCTGGAGCGCCACGGCCTGACCTTCACCGGACTGCCGGTGGACCTGCGCCTGGAAGGCGCCCATGTGCCCCGCGCCATGTGGGCCCGGGTGCGCCCGAAGAACGGCCAGACCATCACCATCCGCGCCGTCATGCACGGCGGTGGCGGCGGTGGCTCCAACCCCATCAAGACGGTGCTCTCCATTGCGCTGATGGTCTACGCCCCCGGAATTTCCAACTGGATCTATGAGGGCGTTTCCGCAGCCGGAGCCGGCGCGTGGCTGACTGCAACCGGCATGAAGGTATTGAGCGGAGTGGTCGGCATCGGCGGCTCCATCCTGCTCAATCGCATGATGCCGGACGCCAAGCCGGCAATCTCCCAGGCCAACGGCCGCTACAACTCCGAGGCCGTCAGCCCCACCTACAGCCTTACCGGCGGCAGCAACCGTACCCGGCTCTATGAGCCCCTGCCCATCGTTTTCGGCACCCACCGGGTATTCCCGGACCTGGCCGCCAAGACCTACACCGAGTACCAAGGCGACGACCAGTACCTCTACCAGATCTTCAACTTCGGCGTTTCCGACCTGTCTCTGGATGATTTCCGCATCGGCGCCACCCCCATCTCCGCCTACAGCGGCGTTGAAATACAGATCTCCGGCGACGATGGCAAGCTGACCCTGTTCCCGGGAAATGTGGATACGGTGGAAGGCGGAACGCTGACCTACGCCGGCGGCCCGGTGGAGCGCATCAGCAGCCCGCGGACCCGGCGCATCGCCATCGATATCGTCGGCAATCTCTATGCCGTAGGAGACGCCGGGGTATCAGAGGCGGTGGTGCAGCTGAAAATTGAGTACAAGCGCGAAGGGGAGTCGGAGTACCGCCTGTTTGATGTCGGGATGGAGACCCGCCAGTACACCCATTACTGGTCCGCCGGTCGCTATATTCCATCGACCACGGAAGGGGGGCCGAATGTCTGGTACCAGGTTGGATACGGCAACTCAGATCCGGCCGCCCACCAGAACGGCGACGAGCACTCGCCAGGAAATACTTGGCGCTGGCGCTCGTTCGGCGAAATTGCGCGCTACACCCCTGGTTTCACCAACCCCATCAGCGGCGAGGTGATTCGAGAGCCGGTATTTAAAGACTGGGATGCAGATCCGCACCCGCCGGTCTACTACCAGGTTCCATCGCCAATCGTCACTATTCGGAATGCCAGTTCCAAGCCGGTTCGGCTGACATTCGCCGCCGATATGCCGGAAGAGGGCATCTATCGCCTCCGGGTCACTCGACTGACGGCCGACAGCACCAGCGACCGTCTGATCAGCAACCTCTCCTGGTCCGTCATGCGCTCCTATCAACCGGACGAAGCCAACTACAGCGGCCAGACCCGGGTGGCCTTGAAGATCAAGGCCAGCGGCCAACTCAACGGCCAGGTAGAGCAGTTCAACGCTCTGGCCACGGCTCGTGTGCCCGTACTGGGCCCCAACGGTTGGACCATCGCGCCCACCCGCAACCCCGCCTGGCAGTTTCTCTGGTTTGCCCGGGGCAAGAAGGTCGGCGCCAAGCGCTACTACGGCGCCTGCCTGGGCGAGGAGTTCATTGATCTTCCGGCCATAGAAGACTTTGCGGCTTTCTGCGACGCCAAGGGCCTGCACTTCGATGCCGTGTTCACCAGCACCCAGAGCTGCATCGAGGTGCTGAACCGAATCGCCTTCGTCGGCCGCGGCAGCACCAGCTGGGGATCGGGCAAGCTTGCTCCAATTTGGGACGAAGGCGGCCGGCCCTATGTGACCGTGATCAACATGGCCGACATCAAGCCCGGCAGCTTTCAGGTCTCCTACGTCAGCGAGAACCTGGCGGAAGAGATCGTCGGCACCTTCGTGAACAAGGAGAAGGAGTGGGAGCAGGACCAGGTGCGGGCCCTGGTGCCCGGGGTGACCACGCCCAGCAGCACTGCCACGGTGGAGCTTTTCGGCATCGTTGATCCGGCCCTGGCCGGCCGTGCGGTTAACCTGCAGGCCGCCGCCCATGCCTACCTGCGGCGCGACATCGGCTGGGAGATGGATGAATCCCGGCTGATCTTCGGCCGCGGCGACGTGGTCATGCTGGCTCACGACATGACCAACTGGGGCAAGGGAGGCCGAGTAGTGGCCTGCGACGGCCGCCAGATCCTGCTGGATGAGGCGGTCAGCTTCGGTGGCAAAAGCCAGCACTGGCTCGTGCTGGTCTGGCCGGATGGCCGCCAGCACCTTTTCCGGGTGCAAAGCGGAGAGGGCGAGACCGACCGGCTGACCCTGCTGGGAGACTGGCCTGCCGATACGGAGGGGGAAGAAACCATCCCCTGGCCGGTCCCCGATACCGATGCGGCCAGCCAGCCCTGCGATTACCGCTGGGTATTCGACTTCAAGGAAACCCCGGGTAAGCTGGTGAAGATCACCGGCATCCAGCCGCTCAATGGTGGCGGGGCCCGCATCCAGGCCCAGGACGAAGACCCGCGCTACTACGCCGCCGAGTTCAACGACTATACCTATATCCCGCCAGGGGAGGCCGGCGGCAAGGTGCCCACCCTTTCCCGGTTGGAGATCAGCGAAGAACTGGTGCGGGTCGGTACCGGCTTTGGCGTCATGCTGACGGTGACCCTGGACGTTTCCGGCCCCTTCGAGCTGGCCATCGTGCGGGCCGGCCACAATGGCGGCCCCCTGGTGGAGGTGGGCCGGGTCTTCGGCCGCCGCCTGACCTGGCAGGCCCAGGACTCCGGCCAGCTGCAGATCGAGGTCACCGCCATCTCTCCCAGTGGCGAGACCGGCGAAGCCAGCCGAAAAGCGGTGGATTACACCATCGCCGGCAAGGCAAAGCCGCCGGCGGATGTGGCTGGGTTCAGCATTTCTGGCCAGACCCTTTCCTGGCCAGTAGTTGCCGACATCGATCTGGCGGGGTACCGCATCCGCTTCAACAATGGCCGGGACTTCAACTGGGCCACTGCCACCCCGCTACACGAAGGCTTGGTCACTGGCAGCCCCTGGCCCATTCCCTACTGGCCGGCGGGGCAGATCACCATCCTGGTGAAGGCAGAGGACACCAGCGGCAACCAGAGCCTCAACCCGGCCTACATCATCACGGATCTGGGTGACCCCAAGATCACCAACGTGGTGGAAGTTGCCGATCTGGCGGCGGCCGGATGGCCTGGCGTCATTACTGGCGCTGCCGTGGCGCCGGGAGGTGAGCTGCAGGCAGAAGAGACCAGCCGCTTTTACCAGGCCGATGGCAACCGGAAGTTCTACCAGGCCGACGCCCGGGCCAAGCTATACCCGCTGGCAACCTATGCAGCGGCGTCTTGGACGTCGGAGTGGATCAGCTTCGGCACCATGCCGGCGGGGACGGTGCTGGTCGCCCAGCTCTCGGCAACGCCTGGGGCCAGGCTGTACTACCGCCTGCGCTCTTCCGCCCCGTTCTACCCGGCGACCACCGGAGGGAAGTTCTACAAGGCCTCCGCCGAAAAGTTCTATGCCCCGGCAACTGATTGGGCCCTGCTACCGGCCGCCATGCCGCTGCCGCCTGCGCCCCTGCAGCTTCGTCTGGAGCTTCCGGGCGGTGCAGAGCAGGGGGTTGCCACCGGGCTGGAATTGATCGCCGACGCGCCGGACCGTGCCTTCTCCTTTGAGAACTTCGTGCTGGACGCGGGTGGGACCGATGTTCCGCTCCCGGCCGACGTCATCAAGGTCAAGGGCGTGAACATCACCCTGATGGACGACGGCCACGGCGCCGTCACCGTGAAGATCGTCGATAAGGACATCCCCCGCCTGCGGGCTTTCAATGCCGCCGGCGTCGGGGTCCCTGCCACTACCTACGTTGAAGTGAAATCCTATTAGGAGGACCTATGCCGACCTACCCATTGCCGGCCAAGCTCGATCTCGTTGGAGATCCGGAGACCTACAAATTTCAGGAGGCCCTGGGGGCTCTCTATGAGCACCAGAAGGCTCTGTTAGGCGCCACCGGATCGGCTGCCGCCGCCCGTATTGCCCTGGGCATCGATGGGCCTTTCGAGGAGGTGGCGGCCGGCGGCACTGCGGCCGTTGGTGCCACCGCCTCTGCCAACGTGCTTGTGAGCGGCGCTGCCACCATCAATAGCCTCGGTGCCGTCGATGCCGGTGTCGGTCGGCGCCTTTACTTCTCCGGCGCCTGCCAGCTGGTGAAAAGTGCCAACCTGGTGATTCATGGGGGCGCCAGCTGGACCACGGCGGCCGGGGATCAGGCGGACGTGATTTCCCTGGGTTCCGGTGTCTGGCAGGTTTTCCCCATGCCGCTGGCCAGCGGATCATCTGGCAGTGTTTCTTCCAGCCTGATGAAGGCCGATCCGCTGTCCGTGGCTTTCATCAAGACGGCGGCCGGTGCTGCCAGCATCAAGGCTGGGACAACCGTATCGGTTGCCGGCAAGGCCGTCACGTTCGCATCGGATACCGCCATTACCATGCCTACGCTCACGGCTGGCACCGACTACGCCGTGTGGGTGAAGGACGATGCCACCATCCAGGCCAGCAGCAGCTTTTCGGCTGCACCCGGCACGGGGAACTGGAAAAAGATCGGCGGCTTCCATTACGCCCCTGGCGGAAATGCCGCCGCCCAGGCCGGCGGCGACACCACGCCAGCCATCAATCCCTACTCGTTCTGGGACTTGAAGTGGAGGCCGTCCGTCGCAGATCCGCGAGGGCTCACATTGATGCCTGGCGGAAATGCGTGGGGATTCATCTACTTCCTTGGCGTCGATCACATTGCCAACGGGCCGAGCCGCTACAACGTGTCTATCGCAGATGGAGTGAACCCCCCCAAAATTCCTTTGGCCTTCGGTGGAAACGGGGCGACCGCCTACAGTTCTTTCAACCGGTGGGAAGCCGCCGAAGTTCTGGCCGCTTATGGGTTCCGGCTTCCAACCTACGACGAATTCGCCGCCATGGCCTACGGAACAACCGAGGCAACTTCAAGCGGAGGAACTGACGTTCCAACTACGGGCGTCACCGGCACTGGTGCGACAAACGCTTGGAACAAATTCACTTCACGCTGTGGTGTCATCCAGGCTACGGGGTGCATGTGGATTTGGGGCAGGGAGTTCGGCGGCGGTGCGGCCGGCGCAAGCTGGACGGCCAACACTGGCGGGCGCGGCAGCACGTACCAGATGGAAAACGCCGTCCTCCTTGGGGGCAACTGGGGCTACACGCCTCAGTCCGGTTCTCGTTGTTCGGATTGGAGTGCCTCGCCCGCGTACTCGAGCAACATCATCGGGGCGCGCGGCGTCTGTGACCACCTGGTTATTGACTAAAGGAGATGGCGATGCAGAACATCATCAACAGCCGGGAAGACCTGGACCGGGTATCGAACACGCCGGCCTACGCCGCCTTCATGGCCATGCTGGCCGGATCCCTGTGGCGCCTGGAGAAGGACGACCAGGCCGCGGCCTGGGTGGCGGTGGAGGACAACAGCACCATCGAGCGCTTCGGCTTCACCCGGGCCGACTTCCCAGGCGCCAACCCGCCGCCCCTGCCGGCATACGAAGCACCGGCCGTGGTTGTTCAGGCGGCCGTCAGCCGCCGCCAGGGGCGCCTGGCCCTGATCGATGCCGGTCTGCTTGACCAGGTTGAGGCGTACATCGGGAGCCTGGAAGACCAACGGGACCGGCGAATAGCCCAGGTTGAGTACGACGCCGACACCTGGGAGCGTCGCAATCCCTTCCTCTGCCAGCTGTGGTATGCCATGGGTAAGAGCGAGTCGGAGCTGGATGCGCTGTTTGTGCTGGCGGCCGGGCTGTAGTTAGGCAGTACGGCACCGGGGAAACCCCGGGCCGGGCCCACATGAGGCCAAGACGAACAAGGGGAGCCTTCAATTCTCGCGAGGCTCGCTATGAAAAGACTTTGTTGGGGCGGCTCCTGCTGCCCCGTTCCTGGGGCCGCTCTTCAATCTGAAAAGGAGGGCGGGAATGCCTGAACCGACAAGCAGTGCAATGGCCGCCGGCGCGGTCTCGGCAATTCCTCTTACCGTGGTCGGCGTCATCACCGGCGTCGATGCCTGGACCATGGGGGCGGCTTTCGTGGGGGCTTTGCTGGCCACCCGCAAGCTGGAACCGGTTGGCAAGGTGTGGGCGGTGCTTTCCATGATCTCGGTGGTGATTTTCGCCCTGCTCGTGGTCTGGAGCACGGCGGAGTGGTTGCCGAAATTCATGGGGCAGCCGGTAGAACTTGGCACCGCCCGCTTCCTGCTGGCCTGGCTGGTTGGTCACTACGCCCAGACGACCCTGCTGCCCAATGGCGCCCGCCTGATCGATGCGGCGACCGGGCGCCTTACCCGGCTGCTGTCTGGCGGCGGGGGAGGGGAGTGATATGGACATCATCCTCCAATCGGCATTGATCGTTGCCGTGACCCTGGTGGTGCTGCTCACCATCCTGGTGGTCAATGACATGACCCACTTCACTTGCAACGTCGTCTCCGGCGCCTGGTGCTTTCTCGGCGCTGCTGCCGCAGCCCTCCTGGCGGCGTTGCTGTCTCAGCAGTTTATTGGAGAGGCTATGTTGGCCTTCGTGCTGGCCGTTGCCAGCGTTGTTGCCACCGACCGTCGCCGCTCCTGGCGGCGGTCGGGTCGCCGGAGGCGGGCATGATCACCGCCGCCATCCTCCGCCAGGTGATGCCACTCTCCGCCGGCCTGGCGGAAGTGTTTGCACGGCCGCTGACCACGGCATGCCAGCGCTTCGGCATTGTCGAGCCCCGCCACCTGGCCAGCTTTCTGGCCCAGGTGGCCCACGAATCCAGTGAGCTGCGGGTGCTGGAAGAGGGGCTGAACTACAGGAGTGCCGACCGCATCTGCAAGGTATTCGGCAAGAAGCGCTTCCCGACCCTGGCCAGCGCCGCGCCCTACGTCGGCAATCCCAAGGCCCTGGCCAGCCGCGTCTATGCAGGTCGCCTGGGTAACGGCGACGAGGCAAGCGGCGACGGGTGGAAATATCGTGGCCGCGGTCTGATTCAGGTCACCGGCCTGGACAACTACCTGCTCTGCGGCCTCGCCCTGGATCTTCCGCTCCTCGAGGAGCCTGACCAGCTGAAGCTGACCGAGCACGCCGCCGGCAGTGCCGCCTGGTACTGGTGGAACCGCAACCTCAACCCCCTGGCCAGCGATACCGATATCCGGGACGAAACCAGGGCCGTCAACGGCGGCAGCAACGGGCTGGAAGATCGGGAGCGCTACTACGCCCGGGCCCGCCGGGCGCTCGACTGCTGAAAGGAAAAGCCATGCTCGAACTGCTCAAGCGCTTCATCCCGTCCCCCGTAGCGCTGCTGATGAACCTGGCCGGCCTCTCCCTTGCCGCAGGCGCCGCCTGGTGGGCCTGGAGCAGCCACCTCGATCACCAGCAGCAGATCGGTTACGACCGCGCCCAGAGCGAGATACGGGAAGCGACGCAACAGAAAGAGCGGGAAGACCGCGAGAAGGAGCAGGGCTGGGCCAGAAAACTGGAGGAAGCGAGAAATGATGCAACAAAACGAGAGCAAGACCTGGCGGCGGCTGCCGCTGCTTCTGCTGCCGCTGCTGGCCAGCTGCGCGGCACCGTCGCCCACCTACGTCAGCAGCTCGCCGGCGCTACCGCCGAAGCCTGCCGCACGACAGCCGATGCCGCCCTCGCCGTATTCGACTCGTGCGCGGAGCGATATCGAGAAGTGGCAGCAGCTGCTGACGGCCACGCCAGTGACGTTAAAACCCTGACCGCCGCCTGGCCGGAGTAAATAATGACTGCTCGCATCATCATCCTGGCCGAGGTACGGGCCCGGCGGAGTAGGGCGGGCCAGCTCTGCCCCGTCTGCCCCTTCCACTGCTGGGCCTGGTGGTGGGGGTGGTGCCGCTAGGTCTCCAGGTAGCACCGCCAATCCTGCACCACCAGCTGCCGGAGACCGTCGCCGGCATCCAACATCTCGAACCCCGTGAATCGCATCCAGTTGGCCCGCATCGATACCAAACGCGGGTCATACAGGATCGCCAGTACTCCCTCTTTGGTGACGTTCTGACGCAAGGTCAGAGCCGGAACATTCTGGAACTCCGTCACCCATTCCCCATCCAGCATCAATTCCCCCGTCAGCGGCGTCAT